TGTTTCTGAATCTCTTAGCTCGCCCTAATCCACCGCTATTGTTGGACAGAGGGTAGCACCTACCCCGGCGCGCCAGAGACTGCCCACGTCAGCAACTACACCAAAGCACTCCGAGGATTCAACACAGCGATCTTCGGCGACAATCACAAGGGGTTCACAGGAAAACTAGGTGAGACATCAATAATCAATTGTGGGACGTTTATCCGACGCAAGGTGGATGAGATTGCATACCAGCCTGGAGTCGGGGTCATTCACTCCGACGGGAGTATCAAACGACTGCTCTTTGACACCAGCGCGGATGAATTCCGTGATCAGCCAGAAGCACGGGAAGGCGTCCCACTTGATCTGGGTGAGTTTATTGACAAACTCAAATCTCTAGGAAACGAGTCCACCGACTTCCGAGATCTGGTCACCCAACATTTGAAGACGGAGACCATTCCCCCGGAGACACGGGAGATAATACAATCAGCCCTAGACACCAATGACTGAAGAACAATATCGAACACTGAAGCGGGGCGTGGAGGAAGCCAAAGCAGCCGCCTCCCGCGCCAAAGGAGCCCACGACCAGTTGTTGAAACAGCTTTCGGATGAGTTTGGCTGTGAGTCTCTTGTGGAGGGAGAGAAACTCCTGAAGAGACTCGAGAAGGAGACCTCCGCCGCCGAACAAAAGTTCACCAAAGCAGAGTCGGAATATAGACAGAAGTGGGAGGAAGACGACGGGCTATGATTGATATCCACCAAGAGGAAACCCACGTCCAGAAGATTCGCACCCGGCTGGACCTGCTCAAACAGACAGTTGAACGGGAGGAGGCTGGGGTGGCGATAGCGGAAGAGACATTGGAACGTAGTAGGGAGGCCCAAGACATCCTCCAACAATTAGCCCAGGCCGTCCAGCAACAAGCTCACCGAAAGATCTCGGATGTAGTATCCTCCTGCTTGTCCGCGGTGTTTGACGAGCCCTATGAATTCGCCATCCTATTCGAGTTGAAACGTGGTAGGACTGAGGCTGTCATCCGGTTTCGGCGTAATTTCCTCGATGTGGATCCTCTCACTTCTTGTGGAGGTGGTCAAGTGGACGTAGCCGCCTTTGCGTTGCGAGCTGCCTGCTTGACGTTACACAGACCCAAGCTCCGACGATTACTGGTGCTGGATGAGCCTTTCCGTTTTGTATCGGCCGAGTTCCAGCCCAACGTCAGGACAATGCTCGAGGAACTGTCGAAGGACCTAGGAATTCAGATCATTATGGTCACGCACAACGAGGCCTACGAAACTGGGAAGGTGATTCGACTCTAGCCAGTAATGTCAAAATACAGAAAGAGCCCAGACCTCTGCACCACCAAATACTGCCGCCGCCAACGGAATGGGAGGCACCGTAAATGTGCGCGGTGTCTAAGGAGGGAGTGGAGGAAGAAATATCCTCTCAAAGAACGGTTGCACAACATCAGAAAACGAGCAAGGCAGCTAGACATCCCCTTTGATCTAGTGTGGCAAGACCTGCTGGAGTTGCAGACGGTGACGGGCGTCGAAATCACCTCCCGGCATCACATCGACCGGATCTCAGCGGAGAAGGGCTATACACGAGATAACATCCAAATCCTGGCGGCCAGAGACAACATTGCTAAAGGCAACCGAGAACGAGGGGCTCAGTTGCAACTGCTTTAGGGCACGTAGGCCGGGATGGTGGCCTGCATTGAAATATTGACTGGTGCTGTGGCCCACCGAATCTCATCCCCCCATACATCAAAGAAACCTACTCGCCAATACCATTCCCCATGTCCTCCATCTGTCTCTATCGGAATTTCTACTATCACACTTGTTGGCATGTTCCCCGCACCTGCCGCAACCACTTCATCTATATAAGGTGCTGTAGTAGTAGGATCAAAGAGGAAGGTAGGACTGACCCAGACCTTATAGTTTACAAGATCATTTTCCACTGCCGGGTCCCAACTAAGAACATAGCGCACCGTGTCACCAATTGAAGTCTCCTCCGCTGTGACAAGATTTTGGGGGCGGGAAGGAACAGAGTTTGAAAACTCAAAGAAGGACAAATCTGGATTTAATGCGTCACCTGTAACATTCTGGTCTTCATCCAAGACCTCTGCAATCTGCAACATGAAATAGCGATATTTCATGTTATCAGCAACCGCCTCCACTGATGTGTAAGCAAGTTCAGCAGGCGTGACATATTTCACCACGAAATCCGGTGCCCAGTCAGCATCTCCTTCAGCTTTCCCATAAATAGAAACTCGGTATCCATAAATGTTAGTGGGCACCGGGAACCACTGGGCAACCCATTGGGTATTGTCTTCTATGTCTTCAGACAGATCTAGTCCAGCAATCAAGGCAACATGAATCCAATGATGCCAATCAGGTAATGAGGGTCGTCGATCCGTCCACAATCCTTGTCCTCGGTTGATCGCGGCTACTCTCACCACAACAAGACCCGTATGAGTTTGAAACAAGACATTGGTCTTATCCGTCACTGCCACCACAACCCAGTCAGTCACGCTAGGACCGTAGGCAGTATCTCCTTGGGACATTTGAACGATATATTTCTCAGACCCAAACGCCGCGTCCCACGAAGCGCGAATAATTCGATTCGTTCCATCATAGATAGACAACACCAAATTCTCCACCTCCGGCAAATCCGGAGTCGCCGGCGGAACGTTAGGTGTTCCTAAAGCAGGTGCTGATAGAACGTCAAAAGTGTGAACAATGGGAGCATCATTCACCGCCGTGATGCGAATAGCCTCATCTCCAAGTGGCTCCACCCTCACCACCTTACCCAGCTTGGTGATGGAGTTGCTAACACCAAGGACGAATAGCATTGGCTCCGTGTCCCCGCCTAGCAAGAAGTCCGGTGGAGAGGGAATGGTGACTAGAATCCGGCGCGGGTCCGATGTCTCCTCCACTGCATAGGGACCCAAAACCTCTCCTTTGCTACCCCGCAACTGAATCTGATACACCTGTCCTGACTGAAATTCTATTGGTTGACTGACCCAAAGATTCCAATCTGGAGCAACCGCCGCCTCCGCATGAATTACATACCCAGACTGGCCCCACTCTGGCAAATCAAATGCAACCCCTATCAAATCTCCATAAATAGGAATATGTCCCTCCAACCCTGTTTCAAAGGTAATGTTCTCCCTAAGATACCGTTGGCAAGCCAGCGCATACATCCCTTCATGGTAGGCCTGCGTGCGACTTTGCACACCTTCCAGCCTTAGATCCTTTGGGTTGTCCCCTGGAGTGCCCACATCCCCAGTGTCCTCTGGGAGAAGACAGAGGACTTGCTCCTGCTTGTAGCCCGTGCTTGAGTCTGTGTATTCCACCTGCACACCATTATACTCGTCTAAATCCCACAGCTTCACGTCGTAACGGAAGGAGCCTTGGATCATGTTGTCGGGGGTGAAGACAGTGACCGGAACAGAGGCGTCTTCATCCCGAATCATCTTCAGCAAAGTCCCTGCCAGAACTGGAACGGCTCGACCTGTTCTTGCTATGACCCGGGCCGCCTCCCAAACCGTAATCTTATCACGGAAGATCCAATCAAAATTATCCCCACGGGAAGCGAATGTGGCATCCAAATCAAGCAAAGCGTCCCAATCGAAGTAGGTGTCAGCCATGCGACCGCCATACGTTGACCGAAACAAGTCCACAAAAGCCCAAACGATAGACCGCGTGGTTTGTGTGGTGGATGTCATCCCTCCGCCTGACTCGTATATTGGCAGCTTGCGGGTAGCAATGACGTTGAACGCCTGTTGTGTCTGTGCATTAAGATTGTTGGTGGCGCGGATCTTAACCGCCAGCAAAGTCACCAATCCAAAATCAGGATCGTCAGTCAAGTAGGACCTTAATCCACCCCAAACCACATCATTCCCAGAACGAGTAGAAAGATCCGTCTCATTCACCCGGCGGCAACGGACCTCATACCTCCCTGCTGTCACCGGTGCGCTGAATGTCCTTCGCAACGGTGAATTGGTGGTTCCGGCAACGGTAAAACTAACCGGCTCAAAAATAGCGGTGATGGTTTTGAGAGTCCCTTCTCGATCTGTTGGGTCATCGTCTGTGTAGGAATCGTCATACTCTGTTGTCACTGTTCCAGCCGCCGGGTCTCCCGTCTCCAGATCGACCACATTAACACCAACCACCTCCCAAGACCAACTAGCATAGATAGACAAAAAAGTGAATGGATAAGCGGCCGCTATTGCGAGCTGCTCTGCACTCGGAAGAGCAGCGTAGGCCGCCCATGATGGACGCCACTCAACCAGCATTGTCTTGGTAGAAATATAGATCTCCACACGTTTGTCTGCATTAAGAGAATACCATGTCCCAGCTGAATCTACCGGATCACCTACGTCGTCAATCTCCCTTACTTGAACCTCTACATCCGCCGTCCGCTCTAGCAGATGTCCATCATTCCGCATGTTATAGAGCCCTTTGGGAAAGAGCAAATCAATCTGAATCTCCTTCGCGTCTGTGCTGGCGGCGTTCGCAACGAAGGGGCCTACCCACCCATTCACAGGGTATTCGTCTTCGTTGGAACCAAAAAGCGTTTGGTTTGAGACTTCCGGGGCGGTATAGACATTGGTAGGGAAGAGAACCACCTTCGCACCGGGAGGAACGATCTCATACTCTACCTCGGCAAAGTTGCTGATTTCTGTGTCGCCTATCCGCACCTCATCTACTTCAAACCCACCATGACCTAAACAGAACAAAGCATGTTGAAACTGATCGTTGTTGATATATTGAAAATAAGGACGGGAGGCGTAAGAAGGATAGATTCGGTTTCGACCATAGCAAACTTCAATGGGTTCCCCTAACCGAATTGAGTTGCTCTGCCCCTTCGTTGTGAACACTGGATCGGAGGAAGGCTGTTCCCCCGCATTAGGCACCAAGCCCGCCGTCGAAGGAATAGGCATGAGCAACGTCACTGCCACTGCCGCTATCGCAATGACAATAGCAACCACCAACCAAATAGTGGTAGGTTCCCCTGGAACTGCAATGAAGTTCACCACGTCGTCATCCCGCAACGGCTCATTCCATCGCTGACGAAGAATAGGCGTCCCATTAAGAACACAGATGGTGGGAGTGTCAAACTCCTCAAACCCAGGCTGATGCTCCTTCAACCATTGCCAAACAGACGAACCCGACCGCGCTTCATGCTTTTGGACCTTGTAGGGCTCGAAAGGGTTTAGTGTTAGAATTATGTGGGCCATTCTTTATGCTGGTAGAATTTGATTGTTCGCAACCCGGCGAATCGCATCTCTCTCAAAGTATCTGCCCCGACCGTATTAGTTCTCCAACAATGAATCACCTTCCCGTGATCCACTGAAGCATAAACGCCTACATGATGAATTGCAAGCTCCCGGCCCATAGCTACACCACACCCATCAAAAGGATTCTCCACTTCCTTCCAAGCCGGAATGACTACCTTACTGATCTCTCTACAATCCCCCGGCGCGGCACCTACTAACTCAGGGAGGTCGATACCAAATTCGTATAGATAAATCCAGTAGAGAAGACCCCAACAATCAAATTCCTCTGGTCCACGGCCACCTATCACATGCCGCTTCCCTATGTATTTGACTGACCAGTGTGTCCTCATCCCAAAGATGGAAACTGTTCCCGTGTGTAAAGTTTGCTAGGAAACGGTTTATTCACCAAATCCATAAAAGTGGCTCGACCAACCACTTGAAAGGGAGTGATCTGGATGTCTTTCAAAACCAAGACCAAAGGAGGGCTCATCTGCGGTGCGCTCAAATCATCACTCATATAAGGGCGGTAGGTAACCAGCACTGGAACAGCGGTTGTTCTAGCCGTTTCAATAAAGGAGAGGACCCGTTGACTCACATTGTCGATCGAGATGTCAAGGGAACGGAAACCCTCTTCATTCCCAGGAGGGAGGCGAAATTGAAAACCCACCGGCTCAAAATAATGGGGGTCACTGTCTTCCTCTACATAAGCCGTGATCCCCAATCGAGACTTCACGATATACACAGTGGATTGAACCCCCACCTGAGATATTTCCAGAGTGTCCAATATATGCTTAGAGGAGGGAGCGGAGGCAAACGCCTCCTTGATTGCATCTTGCCAAACTGGGTTCATGTCTCCTCCTCCAATCCCATCTCCAACTGAGCCGAAACGAGATAAAGGTTCTCCTCAATCGAAATGGAGAACCTAACAGGAGACAGGAAAGCATATTCCACCCCATCCATAGCGAATGTTAGCGTCCCATTTTGTAAATCCTCTTGGTAGAATGTATTGAAAGCATCAAACTCATCATCTACCAAGGCCCACGTAGCAAGCATAGTCTGAAAAGCGTCGTCGCGGGTTCTTCGCTTTCTTACCCTACCGCTCTCCATCCGAGTGACAACAGAAAAAGGGTTCACTCCCAAGATTCTAGTGTCTCTCGGCTGAGGTAATGTGGTTGGCCATGTCACTGGTGCAGGCATAGGTCACTTGTTATCTAAAACCCTGCCTTGCGGCAGGTTGTAATAGAGTTGATCAATCTTCTGTCCGTTCCTCTTCACAGATTCCTTCAGATCAGCAATGTCAAGCCGATATTGAGAAATGAATTGAGGAGGAGGGTATTCCTTAGGCAGAGAAGCCATGATGCTAGCTATATCTGTCTTGAGCTTAACCAGCTCACTTGCCGTCCAGGCGGAGAGGGACATCGCAATCACCGCGAGAAAATTCACCGCCCCCACCGCCAAACGTTCCCAGA